AGATACACCAGTATAAGAAATGTAAATAGTATTATTTACTAATAAAAGTTAATAGTAAATATATTTATTTCCCGAATATTGCAAAATGACAATAAAACTATTTACTTTGCATCAACAAACGAAACTTGCAGAAAAGCGAGAGCAGCCGTATCGAATAGGCCTGCAAGTACAAAAAACATCGTTCATTGACATATTGGTTCATTTTACTTCCCCAACGGACGGGAAGTGTCAAGCATGGTAGCGGGTAACTCGTTAATCCGTCAAGTAACAAGCCGAGCTGCGGGGACGGCAAGCGCGCCATGCGAACGAAACAGACAACAACGCAGGCAATGGCCGCCGCAAAATCGTCCATGAGCAGTAAGCACGGGAGTTGGGCGTTCCCGCCGTAAAGCCTGAAAAGATACAAGATAACAAAGAACTCCGAAAACAATCCTCCACAATCAGTAAGCATACAGGCCGGGGGTCTGTACGGTTCTTTCAAGATTATAAGCGTGTGAAGATGCACGTTACAGCAACAAGGCACATCCTAAATATTGTTGTTCACAGCCGCCCCGGTGATACAAGTACATCAACGGAGTTATACGATTCGCGTTGATTGGCTTTATCGGCCTACGCTTCGATGCAAGGGCGGCACAAAAACCAAAAATAAGATTCCTATGACAAGTACAGAACCACAAGTATCGCTCACAGGGAGATATTCACCCACACATGCAGCAGAAATATTAGAAATATCCCGATCCACACTCTACCGATATATCGACGATGGCAAGTTAAAGTGCAAAGTTCGACGCTCCAATAACAGACAAGTCATCGAAGGTCGGGAAATACTCCGCCTTTGGAAAGCAGAAATTTAGAAACCATCACCGGTAGTAAATTCCCCTCGTCTTATGCAAATGAACCGTGCGGCGGCTTCCCCGCCCCTGCCGGTGATGACCCATAAAAAGCCCGTGAGGGTGCAGCGACATAGTAATGTACCATCTCTCCCGCAAGTCCTAACCGGGGTTACGCCACAGGCACCGTGCCGATACTGCGGGATTCTCCACAAAAGCACATCTATAATTCCCGGTGGAAAACGAGAAAAGTCATCATGTTTTTTCGATCGTATGGATTAAGGGTCAGATAGGAACCGTCGGGAATTATTCCATACAGGGGCAGTCCGCCGGCAGCGGCAGGCGGGCGACCGGCAAACAAGGGAAGCCGCTTACGGCATTCACACATCGCAAAGCACATACGGCAACACCCTTGCGACCGGGGTTCGATTCCCCGGTGCCCCGCACTCACATATCCGGCTGTTTCGGAAATGGAAACAACCCGGTTTTCAATCCCCTCACAATGAAACGCATCGACAAAGTATACCAGCGGTATTTCTCCAAGAAAACCGGAAAATACCATGTCTGCTACCGCACAGGCAAGCGTGCCGACGGCGCATGGGACGTTCATATTGGAATGTACGACACCCTCGCCGCCGCCGAAGCCCTCACAACGGGACGACTTATAACGCCACAAGACGACAAACACAAAAACATACGCCCATGAAAACACTCGAAGAAATCCGCAGCATGGAACGCGCCGACCTCGAAGCTCTCGCGCTCTCCCTCGACACCGGTCGGGCATTGGCCGAAGAACGCGCCACCGTCGCCGAAGGCTGGTACGTCGAGCTCTACAACATAATACAGCAAAGCGATCTTCTCTCCCGGCTTCCCGCATACCACCGTGAGAAAGCCCGGGAGTATTACGATTACATCTGTGAGAGAACACCCAAAAACCAACAGCCATGACCACCGCATATATCCTGCACGACCTTATATGGTCGGCCCTCTACGCATTCATCATCGCGGCGACGGCACGCATAGCGTATCGGGCATTCCGCGACTACTTTCGGCCATTCATCAAAGCCCTCTATCATGGAATACGCACACATCGACAGGAGCATCTACCGCAAGATAGCCCGTCAGATACGGAGCGGGCGGCATGAAATCACCTTCGACGACCCCGTCGTCAGCGACACCGACCCCGGCCTGCAAGTCCTTATCCTTGGCACCGTGTACGTCGATGAAGCCGCACCCGCCGACCCTTCCTTAGGCTACGAAGGCAGCGACCGCATCGACTTCTCCCGAGCCCGCATCATCGCACAGCGTTGGGACGATACCGCAGGCGCGTTCCGCGATGTAAAATCCGATTTTAACCCCTTAATGATATACTGATCATGGAAGAAACCAAAGATTACGAAGCCCTTCCGGTCGAACAAACGGAAGTACAGATCGTCCCCCTCGACGAATTGGAACGCGCGAACGTAGACGTCCAAGTCTCCACCGCCAAGCGTTATCCACGGGACATGAGGCGCAGCGTCAACAATTCCATTGTCATGGCAACCATGAACGAAGAAGTCGCCCGTTCCTGCGGGTACGCCCTTCCACGAGGCGGGAAGACCGTTACCGGCCCGTCCGTCCATCTGGCAAAAATCATCGTTTCCAACTGGGGAAACATGCGTACCGAAGCCAAAGTCGTACAGATCACCGACAAGCAGGTCATCAGCCGGGGCACGGCATGGGATCTCGAAAACAACGTGGCCTCCGCCTTTGAAGTCCGCAGGAGCATAGTGGACAAATACGGGAAAAGGTATTCCGACGACATGATAACCGTTACCGGCAATGCCGCCAATGCCATTGCCTACCGCAATGCCGTCTTTGCCGTCATTCCGAAATCCATCACCGACCGCATATACCGTGCCGCCCAACAGTTCATTACCGGCGACCTTTCCGACAACGACGTACTTCTGAAAAAACGCACGAAGATTTTTGCCGACTTCAAAAACACGTATGGCATCGACGAAAACACGGTCGTCAAGATCTGCGGAAAAAACACCGACCAACAGATCGGTGCCGATGAAATCGCCCTCCTTGTCGGTCTGCTGCAATCCCTTAAAGACGGAGACACGACGGTAGATGAAGTACTCGACTACGTGAAGTCGCCCAAAGAAAAAGTCGATGACAAAAAAGCCGAGTTGAAAAACAAGTCCGGTAAAGCACCCACACTGCTATGAAAAACAAATACGCCGCATATACGCCCATAGAAATGGAGGAACTCTTCTCCAACTATCTCATCGATTCATGGTCGTACAGCAAGGTAAGCACCTTTTCGAGAAACGAAAAAGAGTTTGAAAAGACATACATCTACCGCGAACCCTCCCGGCGGTCGGCCTCGTCCGTAGCCGGCAACGCCTACCATGCCGCCCTCGAACTCTTTTTCATGGAATGGGGAAAAGGACACGAGACCGGCATCGTCGAAATGGAAACCGTCGCATTCGCCTATATCGAAGACATACCCGCCTGCGACTGGAAGCTGCAAAAGAGCACGCCTACGGTGGAAAGCTGCAAGCTCAAAGCCACGAAATCGGCAGCCGCCCTTATCCGTAACTTCTACACCGAGAGAGAACTCTATACCGGGGAGATCGCCGAAGTGTTCGACGTCGAAACAAGAGTTGCCGAATGGCTTGTCGTAAACGGGGTGGACATTCCTTTGCCCTGCCACGCCGTAATCGACCTTGTCATACACACCCGGGACGGTAAAAACGTCATCATCGACCACAAAAGCAAGACCAAGTACACCGATGAAGAAGAAACAGCCCTCATTCGTGGGAAACAAGCCATCACCTACGCCCTTGCATACGAGGCCGGTAGCGGTATACGTATCGACGAAGTATGGTTTGTCGAAAACAAAGAGAGCCAAAACAGCGACGGAAGCCCGCAAATGAGGCTTTCCGTACTCGTTCTCGACGCCGATAACCGCAAGCTGTACGAAGCACTCCTTTATGAACCCCTCAAACGCATGATCGAAGCCGTTTCAGACCCCGATTACGTGTATACCGTAAACGATACGGACAATTTCTGCGACAGGGCCGAGCTTTACCGCTTCTGGGCCAAGACGCTCATCGCCGAAGTCGACGACTTCGACCTGCCCGAAGAAAAAAAAGAACTCATCGCCCGCCGGCAGAAAAAAATACGGGACGCTTCCCGAGCCATGATCACCCCGAAAGTCATCACCCGGTTCCGGGACAACGCCGCCGCCTTTATCCGTTACGATTTAAGCCTATCCGACATGACAAACCCCGAAAAAATAAGCCACGTGCTGCGTTCCTTCGGCATCATCGCCAACGTAGCGCACGAGATCACCGGCTATTCCTCCACCTCGTACCTGCTCGAAGTAACAGCCGGTACGAAAATCGCCGGAATCGCCAAATACCGGCTCGACATCGCCAATGCCCTGAACGTCCCTTCCGTCCGCATAGGCGATAACCTCATGGTCTATCAAGGACGGTCATACCTTGTCATCGAATCCCCGCAGAAAGGCCATGAAACCTTGTATTGGGACAAAAAATACCTCGAAGGAGAAAAAATACCGCTCGGAAAAGACAACTTCGGGAACATCGTCGTCTGGGATCTCAACAACCACTCCACGCCACACATGCTTATATGCGGAGCCACCGGAAGCGGAAAATCCGTCTCTATCATCTCCACGATCAACTATGCCGTTGAAGCCGGTATAGACCGCATTGTCATTTTCGATCCCAAATACGAGTTCATTCAGTACCACCGGGAAGGAATCGAAGTCTACAACGACATACAGGAAATCGAATCCGAAATGAAACGCCTTGTCGATGACATGCAGCAACGAGCCAAAAGCGGCAATACCGGAAAGAAAACCCTTGTCGTATTCGATGAATTTGCCGATGCCGTCTCCTCCGCCCGTTCCGGAACCGAACTCGACATCAAGGAAATGGTACAGGTCGGAACAAGAAAAGGCCCGTTCGGATTCCCGGAACCCAAAATGGAATTAAGGACGGTCGGGCGGGAAAAATCACTCGAAGAAAACCTGAAAATGCTTTTGCAAAAAGGCCGTTCACTCGGCTTTCGCATCATAGCCGCCACACAACGCGCCTCGGTAAACGTCATCACCGGGGACGCCAAAGTAAACTTCCCGGTCATTATCTGTTTCCGTGTCCCCAAAGAGGTCGATTCCAAAGTCGTCATCGATGAAGCCGGAGCGGAAACACTCAACGGAATGGGCGACGGACTTATCAAGTCGCCCGAATACTTCGGGGTCGTAAGGTTTCAAGGATTCTATAAAAAATAAAAGTTCTGAGCAACCCATAAAACACGATCACAATGACACTATTATCCAACATTTCAATTCTCGTCCTCATACTCGCCGTCATCGCCATATCCATGCTCTACGCCCGACTGTTGAAACGCTGTATGAAAGAAATAGAAGAACGTGAAAAAGAAATCGCCGGTCTGGTCGAAAAAATAAGGACTATGCAGGTGGCAGGAAACAAGACTTCCACCACCCCGAAGAAAACCCGTAAAACAAGTACCGGAAAATGAAACCGCGCATCAAAGCCTCGACACTGCGGGAGGTAATCACTCTGATAGATGAACGCATCAGCTCGATACCTCCCGACAGTATCAGGCACCGCAACCAAAGAGAAAAATATCTCCGGCACAAAACCGAAATAACCCGCTACCTCAATGACCTACGAAGAGTACCTGCAAGAACAAAAGAAGAAAAAGTCGCGCCGCCCTCCCCGGGACGAAGAACATAAGCTGCAATGCGACTGCGTGAGCTGGTTCTGCCTCCAATACCCCGCATGGCGGGGGCTGCTTTTCGCAGTCCCCAACGGCGGACGCCGGGACGGCATCACCGGGAAGAAGCTCAAAGACGAGGGAGTAGTGCCCGGGGTCTCCGACCTCCTGCTGCTCTACCCCTCCGGGAAATACCACGCCCTCTGCGTCGAGATGAAGACCCCGAAAGGCCGGCAGTCCGAAGTACAGAAAGCGTGGCAACGCGCCGTCGAGCGCGCCGGGTACAAATATGCCCTGTGCCGCTCACTCGCCGATTTCATCACCACCATAGAAAAATACCTTGCCTTATAATCATGCCATGCGAGAAACCATTATCGATACCATACGCCGCATCACCGCCGACAAGCGGCAGCGGGGCATCTTTCCCGCCGTCGCCACCCGTGCCGAGATCATGGCCGAGGTGCAGAAAGAAGTCTCCGCCACATTGAGGACCCTCTACAAGCAAGGAATCATCGATTACATCGAGACCGTAAACAGCTACGCCGGAAAACTTAAACACACGCACACAACAAATGCCAAAGAAAAATAACACCCCGAACTATTTCCCGCACGACAGCAACGCACGCAACTCCGACAAGATGATCCGGTTGCGTATGGTGCATAAGGCCGCCGGATACGGGGTATATTTCATGATTCTTGAACGGCTTAGGGAAGAAGCCACATACATGAGTGTCAGAGATTACAACATGATAGCCTTTGACCTTCGTGTCGATGCCTCCCTCGTAAAGTCCGTAGTCGAAGATTTCGGGTTATTTGTCGTTACCCCCGACGGGAACTACTTCTACTCCGAGAGCTTCAATGAAAGGATGGCCGTCAAGGACGAGAAATCGAGGAAACGGGCAGAAGCCGGGCGAGAAGGAATGAGAAAACGGTATGAAAAAGGCGAAGATGTAACAAAACCCTCCGAAAACGGTAACAATGTTATAACAAACCTACCCCAAAACGGTAACAAGAAAAGTAAAGAAAAGGATATATATCCCCCCTTATATATTCCCCCCTTACAAGACGACGAGGAAGAAACGCTTCCCCCTAAACCACCCGAACCGGTAACAACGGGACATATCACCCTCGACGAGTTCCGCCGGCGTATAACCGGGAATCCCATGTCAAACGCCATAAACGAGGAACTCCGGCGCGGATTGGGGCTGGGAGACGATACCGCCACGCTCGAAAAGTGGATCGATGATTACATCGCCATACAGACGGCCGCCGGAAATACCCGGAATTATTTCACGGAGTACCGGAAGCACTTTGTCAACTGGGCGAGAATAAAGAAAAGCACCCTCGAAAATGGAACAAAAGAAGAACCCCGGCCGCGATATTACAATCCGTTATGACAGCCTCTACGACAAAGAAGCCGAAGAAGCCGTCTGCGGGGCGATAATACTCGAAAGTCAAGCCATATACGAGGTGGCCGACATACTCACACCCGAGATGTTCGGGAATCCCAAGTGCGCCAACCTCTACGCTGCGGCCATATCCCTTTACGACCGGTCGGTAAAAGTCGATATGATCACCATTCTGGAAGAAACACAGAAAAAAGGATTGTCTTACGACGACTACGCCCTTTTCATAACTGAACTGCTCGGCTGTGTCGCTTCGTCGGCGAACATTATCCGGCACGCCCTTTATATCAAAGAATCATACGTGCGCCGGCTATACCTCTCCCGTATGCACCCCCTTCTCGAATCGGCCTCCGACAAGACCATCGACATAGCCGACCTGCTCGAAGAGACGGGAAAGACCGTAGATTCCATATCTTCCGGGCTTGACCCCGGAGACGGGTCGAAGCCTATACACGAAATATGCAATGAGGTCTACAAGGCATATAGCGGACGGGTCGAAGCCGCAGCAAGAGGAGAAACCTCCGGCATAACGACTGGGCTTCACAAACTCGATGAAGCCACCGGAGGCTGGCAGCCCGGCGACCTCGCCATACTCGCCGCACGTCCCGGCGTGGGAAAGACCGCCATGATGCTTCACTTCGCAATCTCCGCAGCAAAGGCCGGAATCCCCGTAGCCCTGTTCAGTCTCGAAATGACAGCCCGGTCATTGGCCGAACGCCTCTTTGTCGGACTCTCCGACATCAACGCCGACCGCTTCAAGCGCGGCATACTTTACACCGAAGAAACCCTTCGGCTCGAGCAGGCAGGCGACCTCATTTCCTCCTTACCGATAACGATTGTCGACACCGCCATACTCTCCATGCGTAAAATCAGGAACAAGGCCATGAGGTTGCACCGGCAGGGAAAATGCGGGGCTTTGTTCATCGACTACCTCCAATTGGTCGACATGCGCACCGACAACGGCCATTACAACCGGGAGCAGGAGGTAGCCGCCGCTTCACGCATGGCAAAGATCATCGCCAAAGAACTCAACATTCCCGTCATACTGCTTTCCCAGCTCAACCGCTCAGTCGAGACAAGGGCCGCCGAAGGAGGTATGCGGCGGCCGATGCTCTCCGACCTGCGCGAATCCGGTGCCATCGAGCAGGACGCCGACATAGTACTGTTCATTTGCCGGAGCGAAAACGCCGGAGAAAACAAAGGCGAACTGATATTGTCCAAGAACCGCAACGGTCGTGTCGGGATCATCGAATTCCGGCACAACGAAAGCCTTACACGCATTTATGACGACACATTCCGATACCCCGTACCCGCAACCTCCGACGAACGCCCGTTTTGACAAAACATGTCAAAAAGAAATCTTCGACGAGTTGCGGGAGAAAGAAGGCGTAACCTCACGGCGGTACGCCCGCATGGCAGCCCGCCTGCTAATACATAAAATAGAAAACGGCACAGCCACAATCAACCGAAAATAAAATACGACAATGAAAGCGATAGTAACATTCAGCGGCGGCAAAGACAGCCTCGCATCGCTGCTTTGGGTGCGAAACAATCTCACGAAAGATTTCATCACCGTCTTTTGCGATACAGGCTGGGAACACCCGCTTACCTACAAATACATCGAAGAAATACGCGACCGGCTCGGCTTGAACCTCGTCATGCTTAAATCCAAAAAGTTTGACGGCATGGTGGACTTGGCAAGGAAGAAAACCCGCTGGCCGTCTTCACAACGACGGTTCTGCACATCGGAGTTGAAAACAATCCCCATGATTGACTACATACTCGACGAAGTAGACGATGACATTCTGATGATACAGGGCATACGCGCGGCAGAGAGTGCCAAACGGGCAGAGATGAGTAAGCAATGTACCTATTTCAAATATTACGTGCAGCCCTACGGCAAGGACAAGAACGGCAAGGACAAATACCATACCTACCGTCGTAAAGACGTGTTGGCATTCCGGGCAAACCATGCCGACGACCTTTTGCGCCCCGTGTTCGATTGGTCGGCCGGGCAAGTGATAGACTATATCCTTGAAAACGGCTTGCAGCCCAACCCGCTCTACCGCATGGGTTACAAGCGCGTAGGGTGCTACCCGTGCATCATGGCATCGCAGCAAGACATCTACAACATCAGCGTCCAAGACCCGGAACGCATAAGTTATATAGCGGATCTCGAACAACAGCTGTCGAGCAGTTTTTGGGGCCCCTACAAAATATCGCCCAAATACTATAAAGGCGAATATCCGCAGATAGGCGATGTCGTTCGCTATGTACAAGCGAAACGCGCAAGAGGAACGCTATTCGACGACAACGATGTCGCCACAAGCTGCATGAGTTACTATGGCCTTTGCGAATAACGGCATTAAAC